TGTGGCAGGGTTGAGGGTCACGGTTGGGTTTGTGAGATAGGTGGTAGTGCTGGTGGCCATGTCAGTCCTTTGGTGTTAGGTGTTGTCGGCCACCAGTGATGCTTTTATTATGTCAGATTTTACTAGGGCAGGTGAGCATTATAGGTATGCAGCCTGCAGAGATATTTGTAGATCGTAAGCAGGGAACTCTTGCCCACCGATACTGGCGAGGCCTGGCCTGCCATCGGTAACGGCAACATTCTTATCAAGTAGTGCAGCTGCGATTGCGAGCAATGGCCTGAGCGTGTCTAGGTTGCCTGGGCCTATACCAATGACGCGCACAGGGAAACGCATAGTCACGATTTTGTTGTTGAAAGCCTCAAAGGTAGGGGCATCGATAAAGCAGCAGTTGCTGTTGAGGTTTCGAGGGTCTGTCACTACTCGCAAGCCTGTGATTGTGGCAAGGGTGGTGGCTAGGTCGTCTATGGCCTCATTGAATAGGTCGGTGTAAGCCATTACGCAACAGCAGGCCTATCGATACCTAGCAGCTGTTTCACCATCGGTGTAAAGGCATTGGTGGTGATTGCTTGGCCCATTGAGTCAAAGCTTGCAAACTGGTCGATGCTTCCACGCTGACGGAAGTATGCGCCAGCCAACATGATCGTGCCGAGGGTTACATCGCCAGATGGGCTCGTACTGAGGCTGTCAAAATAGCCTGCCTCTTGCCTGCGCCGATAGGCAACCTGATTACCGGCAGACACGCACTGTGCCAAAAATGTGGACTCGTCAGCGCTTGGGCTGGTAAGGCCAAGCCATAACTGCGTTTGTGCACTGGTTACCCAGGTGCAGGTTTGCGTGTAGGCGAGGCTTCCGTTAGGGATTGCTGCAGAGCGTTCGAGATTATCGTCAGCGTCATAAAACATCACCTGGTTAGGTATCGGCACATCAGGGTTTAGTAGCAGATCACCTTCAGAGTCTGTACCTGTGTACAGGTACTGGGGGATTGCATAAACAGTGTGTGTGCCGTTGAGCTGATGCCCGAGGCCAGTAAGCGTGATGCTTTCACCAATGGCAATGTCGGTTGCCTCAAGTGTTTGCACTACAGCGTAATTATCTAAACGCTGATGAAATATGACTGTGTATGTAGCCATGATTGGCTATCGCCTTTCGGATTAGGCGATTACGATGCCCTGAATGAAGCTTGACTTAGCCACGAATGTAGCAAAGTAACCGTAGTAGGAGAATGTACGGCCCAATGTGCTTGGTACTTCTACTGACATGAGGCCACGCTGTTGTTCGTAAATCTCGAAGCCTGGCGCGTACACAACAAGCATGGTGCCCGATGCGAAGTTGTTATCAACTACAACCTCAAGGCCGAGCACATTCATGCTGGTGTACTGGAGACCAGATACAAGGCCGATTGAGTTTGTGCCGATTAGGCCGTTGGTGTTGTAACCAAATACAGGACGCTTGTCAGCATCGAGCTGCTTGCCCAATTTTTCCCATACATCTGGTGACACACACAAGTGGGTTGGGAAGTAGTTGCTGTCCTCTGCGATTTCGCGTGCTGCGTCATACAGTGCGCTGATCAGTGAGGTTGGGTCGTCTGCCGTTACTGTCCAGGTAGAGCCTGATGCTGTTTTACCAGCAACCAATGCGTCAGCTGCAATGTTGTCTGTTGCGATGAGGTATTCACCGGCAAGGTCATTTAGCACAAGGTTCAATGCTGCAGGATCGGTGAAGTCAATGTCTTGTACTGACAATGTGACCTGGCCAGCAACTGTGGATTTCGTAACAGTGTTAGAAGCAATAACCATTGTGGTGGCTGATGCTGCAGAGCCTTCAGTCTGTGTGGCTGCTGAGGTGTGAGTCGTAATGGTAGGTCTCACGAAAGTTTTTGAAGGAGTATTCGGCATGGCGCGTGCACCAAAAGCCGATACCACTGGTCGTACAAAGTTTAGGTCTTGGAACAATGGCCCAAGTACAGGCACTGGCAACAAACCTGGGGTGTCAGTGGTGAGAATGTCACCAGCTGCAGCCTGGAGTGATGTTGCCTGCTTCTTTTGTGCAAGCTTGAAAGCTTCATTTACATTACGGAATGTGTCGCCACCGATGTGCATTGCTGCAAGGTATTCGGCTGCTGATGGCATAACAAACTCACGCTTAGGCTGAGCAAAAACTGTTGATGCTTCGATGACTTCTGGGGCTGGTGTTTCTGACACTGGGTTCTCCTGTGGCTCTAGGGGTTCAGGAGTGTCGGCTTCCTCTTTTGTATTATCGCTTATTTCCTCATCTGATGTGGGGATACTTGCTGCTACATCTGTGATGGTAGCACCTGCAAAGGCTGGCTGTGGCACTAATGAGAGCTCTAACCAGTTTGCTGCAGTTACGATCATTACGCCGTTTTGGTCAATCTCAAACTCGGTTGGATTTACTCCAACGCTTACTGAGTCGAGTACGCCATCGGCTGCTAAAACAAGGGCCTCGTCACCTAACGCTGTGGTGCTGATTTTTGCTGTGAACAGCATGCCATCTGGGGTGTCCTCGCGTGCTGTGACAATGCCAATGGCTTGGGTGCTGTCGTGGTACATGTAGAGCTTTGGGTTTTTGCCATCTACAGGTAGTGAGCCAGGGGCAAACATAACTTCGGTGCCGTCATTGACTGTGGCCACGACATTGTAGGGCGCTGCGATACCGGTGATGGTTCTGCGTGGGGTGCCATCGGCTGCTGCTGCATCAATGCTTATTGCTGTGGCGTTGAACCTGATCATGCTAATTCCTCTTGTGTGTTTTCTTGGGGCATATCGGGGCTGTCCATTTTATCTGCTGCGTAGTTTTCAACGAGGTACTCGTCTGCATCAAACTTTACATAAGTTCCTCGAGGCAAAACATTGTTTTGGCTAATTGTTGCTGCGATGCAATCGGCGTAGGCCTTGACACCAAAGATGTAAAGGTCTGCCCTGGCCTGCTCAGAGGATTGGTACGAGTATGAGCCTGTGCTTACGCCCACTAAATATGGGGGCACATTGGTAAGGCGTGCACACTCAAGCGCTTGGTAGTTGGCTGCATCAATCAACAGCATTTTGTCGGGGGTTGCTGTGGTTTCGGTGTAGCTCAAAAACTCGTTCAGTGCAGCTGTCTGATTGGTGGCGCGTGCAGCATTGAAAGCGCTAGCCAGATCGGCAAGCTCTGTTGCGCTTAGTGGTTCGCCACCTGTTTGCTTCAAAACACCAGCAGGTATTGAACTTTCTGCATTGCGATAGCGTGCAGCTTCAAGTTTGATTGCTGTGGCAACGGTCTGCTCAGACATGTAAACAATGCCTTGAATTGGGCTAAAGAATTGCACTAGGTCTTTAGGGTCAATCATGTTGCCTTGAAAGTAAACCTCTTTAGAGGGTGCGAACCAGACGGGACCCGACTGGTCCTGAGTCGTCACGGATCCGGCTGGGAGACGAGTAAAGGCTGTGGGGTATCCGTCTTGGGTGCGTGCTGTGATGTACCAAAAGGCACGGCCATAGAAAAAGAGATCGTCAAATGTCCACGCCATGAGGAATGGGTAGGTCACGCTTGGGTCGGGTTGGCGTAGCCAGGTGCGTGGCGCAATGTTTACTTGCTCCATCTCATCACCGTTCCACATTTCGTTGTACATCTTGAGAGGCATACAAGAAATGACCGAGGCCATAAGATCGCGTGCGCGTGAAATGGTTGCCACGCTCATAGCCCTGTTGCGTGCTGGGCCTTCAATGTAGGTGTAGTACTGGCCGATCAGGTTCACGCCTGCAGAGTTAGGCGAGTATCCACCAGAGGCTGCAGCCTTTACCGGTGCAGGTGAGATTGCTGCTTTATTTACTCGGTTGAATAGCGCCATGTTGGGATTATCTCACATTTTCTTAGTGGGGGGTGGCACTGCCCCAGGCAATTCCCGACAGAAAGCCCAGAGCAGCACCAGAACTAATCTTAGCGATTTACCACAACGAGCATTGGCTTACCACCTTGTTTTGGTCGAGACGCTAAAGCAGCTGCAAAAATGGTGAGGCGTGCCAACTCGACAGGGCCAGGAGAGCGCTTACTGGAAATCACGAGGCTGTTCTGTTGGGTGACTGCCACTGCTCGGTTCATTTGTTCAGCCAGGTTTTGTTGCCCCTGGTGCACGAGTCTGCCATCGTTGATCATGCCCTTGACTAGTGATGTGTAGCGCATCAGCTCGCCGTAGCCAACAACTTTTTTACGCCTCTCTAAAGACAGGGGCACATGGTTTTCTAGGGGTGGTGTAACAGCCAACATGATCGATGGATTTTCACAGGCCTTCAGCAAAGCCTGTTGCATCTCTGGCAGTGAGCCAACTACAAACTCCACAGTGATATGTGCTACGCCTACATCATCAACTGCTGCGCGAACAGCCGAGTAGCGAGACCCATCGATACTTGTGTCCACGGCTATCCAGCCTCCCTCAGGCCCTGGAATATCAGACATGCACTGCTCCCACTCGCCAGGTTGCAACCAGCAAGCATCGGCATTGACAAACTGGTTGAGAGAGCCACGCAAGAACGATGATCTA